CCGAAAGCCGTCTTGTGACATTGTGTCAATCTGGTCAGAGATCGACTGAAGCATCTCCTGCATAATCTTCGCAGCCAGAGAGCGAGTAATCATGTTCTGGATCATGCCGTTGAACTTCTCGCTCATCGCATCCGTCGTGGAACCAAACTCCTTGTACGCCTCGATCCAGGAATTCGCAAAGTCCTCGGCAGCGCTGGTAAGGTCCGTACCTGCGAAAAACTCGGAAAGTTTGGTGCGCATCTCGGCAATCTGGTCCTCTATGTTCCTTGCCTGTTTCTCGTAGTCTTTCGCGACATCCTCATCTGCAGATTTGCCCTTCCCCCTCTCGAGCTCTGCTTGCTTTCTATAAGCATCAGCCTGGGCCTGTAGGTTTTCTAGCTGCTTTTGATAATTGTAGATATATTCAGAGCCAAATGATTTTTGTATAACTTTATCAAGTCTTTCATAAGAATACTGAAGGTCGTCAAGTAGCTCTTCTTGATCCTCGATGTCTTCGTTTATTCTTTTGACTTTATCTTCCTGGATGTTATTGAAAATAGATATCCAAGAACTAACAGCGTCAGCTGTGGCGCCTATAACATCTCCAGACTTTAGCTTTTCCCAGCCGGAATATGTGTACTTATCAAAATCGGATACATATTTGAACCATTCTCCAACCTTATTATCTTCCGAACGCATCCGATTTAGCTCATCAATCATTTGCTGAATACTCGTGATTGTCGAGTGAACTGCCTGGAAAATAGCATCGACAATAGCGAGTGCACCAGCGCCCTTTGACGCAATTGCAGACATGCCTTTCCCCATATTCCCTAATGCCTGTCCAGCCGCCTTCAGTCCACCACTGTTAGAAAAAGCGTTAAGCAAATCCCCGTAGCTTTTTGCATTCTTTACATCGTCCCCTCCAAACCTTTTGAGCATGCGAGAAACATAAGATTGCTCGGCTTGGTCCAACTCTTTTCCAGACTGCATCTTTGCCGAAAGAACTGTGATGTTATCCGCATATTCACGAAGTTTCTCGTTCGCGGCATCAAATCCTCCGGAAAGATAAGACCCTAACAATGTGGTGCTCTCACTCAGTTTCTTAAACTGCTCATCGACCGCTCGAAGGTTTTTTCTAAGTTGGTCGGCAGATATCGCACCATCATTAAAAGCCTTCAAGTAAGCATCTCGAAGTTTTCCTCTTACTACAGCCGCTTGCTCTGCGGTCATCACATTGATTTCGGAAAAGAACTTTATGTAATCTTCTCCAGCCTTAAACTCGTCCAGGTCTCTTTGTCCCTCAAGGGCCCGAATGATCTCGTCGGCTCGTTCTTGCAACGCTTTTCTCTCTTCTGAAGTAAGCTTTGTGTTTTCAAGGCTTAATTTAAGCGCATCTTTTACTTTATTGATTTCGTTTTCCGCCTTTGCTCGAATCGTCGCAACCTTTTGCGCAGTGTCTCCATACTTTGAAATCAGCGACGCAAAATTTTTAAGAAGATCAGCGTCGTACTTTTGCGAATTCTCATACGCCTGTCTCACGACTTTTTCGACCTCTTCCGGAAGACCGTCTATAGCGAGAATCTTCTTAAAGTCCATGTCGGAAAAAGCCTTTGCGATGTCGTCGGTTACAGTGAAACTCTTATCTACTTTGAGGGACTCTAAAGCGCCATTCAGCTGCTGTTGCATCCTGTCCTTGAATTCGTCGCCAATCCCGCCATACACAGACACGCTCATAGAAGCGGCGAGTTGCTCGTCGCCAGTCAGCCCGAGAATATCCTGGTAAAAGTTTCTAGCCGTCTCGCTACGCTTAATCTCGTCAGAAAGTTTCTTCAAAGCGTCTTCGATGGACTTCTTCATTTCAGAAGTATCGAGGTCCGTCTTCGCGTCCCAAAGCGACTGAAGTAACTTTTGAAGATCCTGGACATCCTTGCTGCGCCGACTCGTATCGATGCCGAGAAGGTCCGTGACCGATGTTCCACGAACGCCCTTGGACTTAAGACGGGAAGATACCGTGGTAATCATATCTTCGTACCACTTCGATAGGTCGGTTGCGGCTCTTCTTTGCTCGTCAGCAGACATTCCAAGCGACATTCCGCGTCCAAGCATAATTCCACTTTCTTTTTCCAGGGCCCCGGCTCTGGCCATGTACTTACTTAAATCATCATACCCCTTCTTGAAGTCCTGCATGAACTTGATTCGCTCCTGCATACGAGTCACGAATGGATCAGTCTGACGAGAACCACCGCCTGAAGACTTTTTAAAGATAAAACCAAAGAATTCTCTGGCCCTCTCTATGGCGTCGAACATGGCTTGTGCATCCTCGACTTCAGTAAGGAGTTTAGCCTTAATTAGCGGCTCCGTCGCATTTTCGTAAGCCTCCTTTAATCCTTCAAGAGATGTTTTTGAATCAGTCCAGAGTTTCTTTAGTTTTTTATAGTAGTCGTAAACTGACTCAAGGTCATCAATCTCTTGTGGCGTAAACAGCGGAATACTCCCAATGCTTGTTTTATAAGTATTTAACTCTCTAACTTGATCTTTCCAGCCTTTTGTGGCTTCATCGGCCACCTTAGGGTTAATCTGATTTTCTAGAGAACCAATCGTTTTATTGAGGTCGGCGATATCGTTTTTTGTCTCCTGTACTTTTTGGTCAAGTTCGTTATACTTCGAAATAGCCTCGTCAAGATTCTTCTGTGAGCTGTATCCGTAGAAATTCACAAGAGAATCCTGCTCTTTCATTTTTTTGTAAGCTTCCTCTCTTTGTTGAAGAAGTTCGTCGAGTTGAGTCTGGAGCGAATTTCTTGTGATTATCGCAGCATTGAGAGACTTTTTGGCCTCATCTTTTGATTGAGCAAGTTCTTCTTTGTTTTTTTCTCTCAGCGCTTCAACATTCGCTTTCAAACTTTCGGTTTGAGCATCAATTTTAGATGTCATTCCAGGGAACGCGTCTTGCAATTTGCTGATTGTCGCGTAAAGTTTATTGTTTTCTTTCTCTGTTCTCTCCGTCTTCGATGCGAGTTCCTCGTATCGGTCAATCAGTTTTTCATTCTTCTCAAACTGTTTCTCTGCGGCGGCAAAATTATCTAATGCAACCTTATAATCAGAAAGTGCTGTTATAGCGCTTTCTGACTCTTTCCTCCAAAATACAAATGCAGACGCAAGCCCAATAACGGCGGCAGCAACGGCGGCATACGGATTCGACAACATCGCCAAGGTCAATTTAGCAAAAGTCCTTGACAAGATTCCGTTTGATGCAGCCAAAGCCGCGTTAGCCTTTGTCACTATCCTGGTCGTTCTTTCATAACCTAGCAGGCGAATAGAAGCTTTGCTGACGCCGGCGCCCATAAGTTGCTTCGCCGTCATAACTTCAATCGCCGATTTCGCAACCTGCTTATTCCGCAAATTTGCTACAGCGGCAGCGGCGCTATATGTAACCCACGCGAATCCGATTGACTCAATAAGTTTCGGGACGATACGGATGTTTTTCGCTAAAACAGTAAGGATATCCAGCGCCAACTGGTTCTGCCAAGCGAATGTTTTGGTCTCTCCTGCAGCTTGTAGACCGACATCGAATGCATCCTTAAGTTTTTCCCATTTACCCTTAATTGTCTCCGCCTGCTTCTCCTGCATCTTGTAAAACATACCACCTTTATCTGTAAGATCCTCGAAAATCTCTGCGATGGCGGAGAACGGTACGGCTCTTTCAGATATAAGTTTGAAAACATCAGCGGTCGTGTATGTGGTTTTGTTTAATTCGCCCATCTTGTCTGCCAACAAATCCACAAGTGGAATGCCGGCTTCCGTGAACTGGCGCAATTCCTGTCCGCGTAACACAGATGCGGCGCGGACCTGTCCATAGGCAAGAATAAGTCGGTTCATCTCGACGCCGAGTCCGGCGGAAATATCCGCAAGGCGCATTGTCGTATCAAACAAGTTTTCCTGCTCAATACGGTATGCGGCAAGTTGCTTCGTGTATGTTACAAGTTGCGTAATGCGAAACGGAGACTGCTGGGCTGCATCTTTAATTCTTTCGAACAAGGCGGCTCCGTATTGCTCGTCCTGAATGAGGCGGCCAAGAGCTACGCGCTGGTATTCCAACTCTCCGGTTACATCTCTAAGTTGCTTGGCGAATCGAAACAAGCCAAACACGGAGATGTACATCGAGGCCATAGATGTAAGTTGGCTGAGCACCGTTGACTGTGATTTCATTGCTGCAGTAGTAGACTCGACCGCAGGCTTTGCTTTTGCAGCGGTAGCCGACAAAGACTGGCCGTACTTTTCTGACTCAGCAGTAAGCGCTTTGAATTTATCGACAAGCCGTTGCGCTGATTTCGACAGATTACCGTTTTCGTCGAACTTAACCCTTTTGCTCATCGCGTTCCATTGGGCTTCAAGTTTCGACATTTCTTCTCGAATACGATCTATACTTCCTGGCTTAGACAATCCGCGAAGCTTCTGCTCGTATTTCGACAACTCTTTTGTTGCCTTCTCTATTTCTTTCGCGGTTTGGCCCCACTCCTTACTTTTCGGGTCAATGTTTTGCAATTTACCTCGAAGAGAAGAAATCTTATCGTTTAGTTCGGCCATCGTTTTTGTTTCCCGAACAAGAGCATCGTTCCCCTTGTCTATAGCATCAACGACAGCAAGTTGTCTTTGTGCTTCTTCTGAAACAAGGCGGGACCCTTTCGTTCTAAGATTTGCTTCACTTTCAAGTAACACAATAGCATTTCTAAGAGATTCCATCTCTTGTAACTGAGCAAGAGAAAGAGTCTTTCCTTTTGCTTGAGAGACATATAATTCATCATAACGAGTCTTAGCCTCTCTAATCGCGTTATTCAAATGTTCAGCAGCAAAGTTTATGTCGCCATAAACATCTCTTACGGTCTTAAGTATATCAGATAATCTTTGGAGATTAGGATCTCCTCCTGAGGATACATTTATCATTAAGTCGGCGGTCTGCCGATTAATCTCTTGCTTTAATGGACGAATTGCCGTTCCAACTCGCGCAGCAGCATCATCAAATGCTTTCTCAATATCAACGACTACCGGTATCTCAACTGCCATTGTTACAATAATTTAAGAGTTACGAGTTATAACTTTCTTGTTTTATGATGTGGTTTTGAATTTCTTCCAAAGTTTCAGGCTTCTTCTTTCGCTTTACTCCGATTCCGAAGCCAGCCATAATGTCGCGGATTTCCTCATCCGAACGCACGGTATCTTCCCACTTAATGATTTCTTCCCGCTCTGTCTTTTCATAATCGTAGTCAAAGTAACCCTTGTCAAGTAACAACATTGTTACATAATTCGCGGAATCGACATACCAGTACCTGAACCACGACCAGAAACCGAAGTTTCCGTAAATATGCTTGATCCTTTCGTTATGCTCGGAAGATAGGAATGCGCTTCCTATTTGTTTTCCTCCTTTATCCCCAAAGCGTCCTCTTCCAACATATTCATTACGCTTTCCAGCCGCTCTAGCGTTTGCCTGGCGGCGTCGCCAACCGGTCTCATATAAAGCTCGCGTTCCTGCTTTGAGATATCCCAGTTGGCCTTGGAAAAACCCAAGTCTGCACTAACGACTCCCGCCTCGTTGATTCTGAATGTCGTCTCGTTTCCACGAAGCTGAAGGATGTGCCATTT